TGGTTCGTTACTATCAACGAAGGTTTGCAATCTCATACGGAAATTCGTCATAGAGAAAAAGGGGGCATTCATGCAGGATATGGAAACGTCGTATCCAGCGGCGTGAATATTTGTACAGGTCATGACCACAGAGCAGATGTGGTGGCTTTTGATGACCGCAGGGGTAGGCGATACGCGATAAGACATGGAATGACCGCCGACTCATGTAGAGACCCGCAGTTCGTCAACTATCTGGAAGGCCGTAAGACCAACTGGCAGTCAGGCTTTGCTGTTCTGACCTACAGGAATGGAGTGTTGCTGCAACCGGAACTGGCGCTGCGGTTCGATGACGATTCGTTTCAATTTAGGGGCGAGATTATTAAGGTTTAGCTTTCATGCTACTCAACAATTTATCCAACATTTCCCTGTTGTAATCAGATAACTTGTTATCCATAGGTCTCGGAAGGCTCAAGGGCTTCTCACGTGGCGCTAGGACGCGCAAAAAATCGTTGGGTGTAGGAAAGGTATCAGATGTCGCGCAAAGCTCCGTAAAAGCCCGTTTAACGCGTTTTGTGTCTAGTTTCTCGTCCCAAGCGATAGGTCTGGAAGCTAAACATTCTGTCCAGACTTCGACAGTTCCTTTAATAACGTCCGCAGGAGGAGCGTTTTTTAGCCGGATTGAAAGAAGTTTCTGAAGACCCTCGATTACTTCATTTCGCAGCCACATTTTCCATCCTCTCAATCTCGCGGTTGATATACCAAGCGGCTTTCTTTAAATCCTCTAGGCCGTTTTTTAAGTCTGCTCGCCAAATGTATTTAATTGCGTTTCCAAGACAGAAAGACATGTGTTCTGTGACTTGGATGCACTCAATTCCTGAAGGGTGCGCGGTGTAGTGTTTGGGATGATTTACTGGGTCAGTCATTTCCACCTCCAGCATTTGAGCTTCCCGTCCTCCAAAACGAAGACGGTCATCGCACCATCTCTGTCTGGCAGATTACACGCCTGCGCCATCTTTCTTTGTTGGCTATCCAGTCCATCAGGAAGGTTGTAGTAGGCATTAGCAAGAGTTCCTGCCAATCCTATCCCGCAGACTAGACCCAAAAAGACAGACAGACACATCCAGCCGCGCACTATTTTCCATTCCCTTATACAGAGTTTGCTCATTTAAGCGCCTTCATCATCTGAAGGTCGTAGATAGCTGCGAGAGTCTGGCTTTGCTTCGGACGAACGTCTATCTCTACTTCATCGTCCCATCGCTCTTGTCTCAGCCAAGTAGCTGGATGAGGGATGTAGATTCCTCCGTCGCGGTTCCATTGGTCAGTTTGTTTTTGTTTTTCTATTGCCTCTAACAGAACGTCTATAGGCGGGCGAATCTTAGCTGTGCGTTCCCATGCTGTCCTTGCGGCTCCCTTTGCTACTTTCCGAGGGTAGGCTTTCCAGAAGTCATCAAACATATTTTCTCCGTAAATTTTCTATCACTGATTTTAAATTCTCTGGCTCGCAAGTTCTCCATTCTCGCTCCCAGAAATAATTTGTAACCACGCTAGTTGATAGGTCTATGTCTCCTTTCGATTCGTGATGAGTGATTAAAACGATTGAATATCTTTTCGGTGGATTGTGTGTTGCGTTACAAAGTCTTTCTAACGCTAATCTTTGGCCTGTCTTTAGATGAGAGTTGATGAACTTGCATTCGATGAATATAAACAGTCTATCCGAAAAGTCAATAAATCCGTCAATGTCTGTTGGATAAATTTTGCCTTCTTGTAGACCGGAGAAGTCTTTAAGCTGACCCGCGTACTCTCTATTCTTTATGAGCATAGCTTCCCCAAAGGTGATAGCCCCTATCACTTCTGCCAGCTATTCAATGATTCCTGAATAACCTACAGCACCCGAAGGCAGAGATTCGTCGATGGTCGGCTTGTCTCACCATTGAACCGTCCATCTTGTGCAGTCGCTCTCTGAGACGCTGCGAAGGATACGCACCGTGTGAGTACGCTCCATGTGTTTTCTTCCTAGCAGCCCATGCAGGCCCACTGCTAACGCGAGGAGTGCGGCCAAAAGAAAAACCCTTTACGGCGGGGTTCGGGTCGTGGCTGGGAGAAGCGCAAGTACAGTAAAGTCGCTTTCCTGACCAAAACCCCTGCGTAAAGGGTCTAACTGTACTCACGCTCCGCCACAGAGCGACCTTTCTCAAGGCACCGCTATTTTGATTGCTTTTTGGTGAAAGTGCAAGTGACCGCCAAGATGGTTCCCAAAATAGGTACTATCGTTCCCAAAAATGGCACGATATTGGCTAAGTTATTGATTTATAAAGGATAAAAATATGAATAAAAATGTTGACCTTTATTTTTTAATTGTTGATAATGTCATCACGGTCGAAGCCTGAGACCGGGTAAACAGGAGACACAAAATGAACTACAAAATCATCGCGGTGGGCCTCATAGGCGATTTGAACAAACTGACAGATAAAAAAATCGCTTTCATAAAAAAATCGCTTTCCGTTCTTGGAGAAAGCGAAGAAAAAATATTGTCTTTTGTTAAAGAGTTGGAATCCGAGTTTGGATTCATAATTTAAGAAAAAACGGGGGCTTCGGCCCCCATCAACGGAGGCAACCATGTTAGCAACTATTGATTCTATAGGCGAAGAACTCCGCTATATAACAGAGCTTCTCGAAGTGCGCGAAAAGATTAGAAAGCTGCGCGACCTTTATCCTACTCAGAAAAAATACGCGGCAATGATTTCCTACAACGACATGACTTTACTTATGGCTCGTGAGTTTGAATTGATGAATTACATCAAGGAGGAGAAATGAACGCACTTCAGAAACCTGATGGAGCAACATGGGAGAAAGCCATATTAAAAAAGGTATGGCTCACAGACGAGTGTCCGACGATAGGTTCTGGTGTTCGGCATGTTTGGGCAATCATAGGAACAAAGCACGTAAAGCTGGCAGGCCCATTTGGAGCAAGGGCGCGAATGTTAGTGCGCGACTTCAATCACGTAGTTATGGAGGGATAACATGAACTGCGATAAATGTAATCAAGGGCGTAATAATTGTGATTGTGTCTCAACAAATTTCGAGTGGACTGTAATGGGTGTTTTGCTTGGGGCTTTACTTTTGTGGGTAATAACTAATTAACGATGCTGGGCTGGGCACGGCGTGGCAAGGCGAGGCACGGCGAGGCAATGCAAGGCAAGGCAACGCGAGGCAAGGGTTTTTTAACTACACGGAGAAATGAAATGGACGTTTTAATAAACAAGAAAACTGAAATCATTGAACGAAAGGTAAAATTGTGCGGAATAAAGCCGATGATGTTCGACAGGTATGCGGGGGACAACTCGACGAAGTTGGAGCCGTGGCAGAAGCTCTACATGATGCCGGGGGACTCCAGAGTTATTGGACTGCCTGCGGCAAACATCATGTCATTTCTTACGGCCCACAACACAAATTCAGCGCCGAAACGACTGAGGGACAAAAGAAAGTATAAAGACATTGCAAATGCTTGTTTGTCATTTGTTGAAATTGAAGAAGATTTCATTGTTTTGAGAAAAGACGGAGAGCCGATTACATTTGGCCAATTCGTAAACGACGTTGATGCTCAATCTGGGATATGGGTGCATTACTCTGTAGCGAGACTGGACAAAGGGATTCCGAATCCTAAATCTCGGCCAGTGCTTCCATTGCCGTGGTCGCTTGAATTCACTCTTAGGATTCATCCTAATAAAGAAATTAAAGAGCAGGAAATTATCAACTTGTTCGACGAAGGTGGTAGGGCTTTAGGTCTTGGAACATTCAGAGGACTTTACGGAAAGTTTATTGTAGAGAAGTGGGAATAATCACGGCAAGGCACGGCTGGGCAAGGCGCGGCATGGCGTGGCAAGGCTTGGCTGGGCAAGGCTCGGCAAGGCAAGGGTTTTACTTAACAAGGAGACAAAATGAAATACACGGAGATTCGTAAAATTAACGTATCAGACCACATCGAAAAGAAAAACGGTCTGAGCTACCTAAGTTGGGCATGGGCAGTAGACCAGTTGTTTCAGTTAGATGAGACCGCAAGCTGGTCTTACGGTGAGCCAAAGATTTACGGTGAAACCATGATGGTCTTTTGTACGGTAACAGCCTTCGGTAGAGACAGAACCGCGCAACTTCCTGTAATGAATCACAGGAACCAAGCAATTGCTAATCCTGATGCCTTTCAAGTCAACACAGCTATGCAGCGGTGTCTTGCTAAAGCAATCTCTCTACACGGAATTGGTCTTTACATATACGCAGGAGAGGACTTGCCGGAGAAGGAGGAACGAAAACTTATTACAAGGGAATATCAGACCCTAGAAATAATGATGGCAGCTTGCGAGAATCAAGAACAGTTACAAGAAGTCTGGAAGTCTCTCTCTAGTGATGAGCGTGTCTTAATGAACGACCTGAAAAACGAACTGAAAGACAAACTATGAGAGAGTCCAATAAACTTCAGGGAAACGGTGCTTGGCATAACGCTAGGACTGGAAAGCTAACTGCTAGTAGGATGAATCAAGCAATGGCTTTTCTGAAGAACGGGAAAGAAGCAGAAGGGCGCAAGAAGTTAAAAATAGAAATCCTTGCGGAGCGTCTTACTGGTAACATCATTCCCAAGTATATAAACGAGGCAATGCAACACGGTACAGAAACAGAGCCACTTGCTAAAGAAGCGTTTGAGCAGGCAACAGGACTATTGATTAAAGACGTAGGGTTTATTGAGCATCAAGGAATAGACAATTTCGGTGCGTCTCCTGATGGCTTTGTCTCTGATGGCTCTCTGATAGAAATCAAGTGTCCGACTACTATGACGCATCTTCAGTATCTTCTGAACAACGAAGTGCCAGAGGAATATAAAGCCCAGATGTGCGTTCAGAGTCTTTGCACAGGAAAGAAAGATATATGGTTCTGTTCTTATGACCCGCGCTTGCCTGAAAAGCAGAGATTGTTTATTATTAAATATCAACCTACACAAGAAGAACTCGAATCAATCGAGCAAGCAGCAATGGACTTCCTAAACGAAGTTGACGAGATGTTTTTACTTTTAACTCATAGGTGATATATGGCTTACGAAATGAAACCAGGCGAAGGCAGTGCTTTTCAGAACGAGAAGAAAGAAGAAT